TTACACGAAACGAATTTATAGATGGTACTTATACCATGAGCTGGGATAAAAACCGGTGGGAAAAACTAAGAAAAGACGGCTGGATAGAGGTGTGGAGACACAGAAACAGAACTACAATAAAATACTCTGTGTTTAAAACCTCGTTTAAATGTAGCCAACTAATAAGTAGAATATACAGAATATTACTTGGTGAGGAAGATTTACCTGTTTCAGAGCGAAGTGTATTTTTTAATAACAAATCATATACAGATAAGGTTTATAACAAAGCTATAGACGATATGATAAAAGACAAAGAAAGATAATATGGCATTTAAAATGAAAGGCCCGTCGCTATTAAAAATGGTTTCGGCATTAAAACTAAAGAAAGGTACAAAAATGGATCCAGTACGAAGCACAGTGGGCACTCGAAAAAAAGATCCATACACTAAAGAAGATTACGATTTTTTAAAAGAACAAAGAGAAGAGAGAGTTACTTCTATGGACTATTTATCTAAGACACCTAGAGGACCTGTAGAAACAGAAAGTAAAAAAGGTAATGTTAAAAAGTTTAAAGAAAAAAATCAACAATACGTAGACAAAGATAAAACTATACCTCTATCACCTGGTTATGAAGATACTAAAAAAATACAAAAAGTACAAAGAAAAGGTTTAATACCTAGCTCTCAAAACTTTGATAAAAAAATCAAAAAACTAAAAAAACCAGATCAGTCTAAGTTTAGTGATTTAGAGAAAAAAGACGACGATAGAGGATAAAATATATAATTATGGCATTTAAACTAGGTAGTAAAAGAAACGATAACGCGCCCTTGTCTTTTAAAAAAGATAAAGACGAAATACCTGGCACTCCTGTTTTGCGTAAAAAATTAGACGGGGGTATACTAGGAGAGGCTAACAATGACGGCTCTATATTTGTTAGTGATAAATTAACGCCAGGCAGTGAATTAGAAAAACATGTTTTGATGCATGAGATGGTTCATATAAAAGACATGAAGTTAGGCAAGCTTTCGTATAGTGACGATCATATAAAGTGGAACGGTGATATATATCCTAGAAAAAACGGTATGATAAACTACAACGGTGTAGATATGCCAGAGGGTAGTAAAGAGTTTCCATGGGAACACATGCCCTGGGAGTCAAAAGTAAATAAATAAAATTATGAGTATATTAGGTAAAATATTTTCAGCAGGAGCTGGTGATTTAATAAAAAATGTAGGTGGAGTTATAGACAACTTACATACTTCAAAAGAAGAAAAGCTTGAAGCTGAAAATAAAATAAAAGATATGATAATGGGTTACGAGGCTGAAATGCAAAAACAAGTAACTGAAAGATGGTCGATGGACATGAAGTCAGACTCTTGGTTATCAAAAAATATAAGACCACTAGTTTTAATATTTCTAGTAGTATCAACAGTATTATTAGTTTTTATCGATGCTGGTGTTATTGCTTTTGAAGTTAAAGCTTCGTGGGTAGACTTATTACAATTAGTATTAATAACAGTGATCGGTGCTTATTTTGGCGGTAGATCACTAGAAAAAGTAAAAAAATAAAATGGGAATAAATTCAACAGAAGTAAGTTACGGCTTTGGACAAATGGGTAGTGGCCATATTAAAGCTGCTGCTAGTGACTTAATACCTCCACACGGAAGAGTTATAGTTGCAATAACAATGTTAGACGCTGTAAAGTTTGATAAGTTAGAAGCTGACACTTCTTTCGCATCTTTAAAAGTAGATACAGCTGGAGTAGAAGGAGATGGTGTTGCTTATTTTGGAACAGCTACTCAAACAAGAGCAAATGGTTTAGATCAGTCGGACAATAGTGTTGAAAGTGTTGTTGTAGGTACGGCTGTAGAGTTTCCAAAAGGATTGACTATATATGGTAGATGGACTAGAGTATCTTTACAAGCTGACTCTACTCACGGTATTATTTGTTACTACGGAGAATAATGTTAGGATTAGGTAATAGCTTAACTTCATACTTCGTGTCAAGCGGCGAAGACTTTGGTACAAATCACTCTTTGTCTTTTGATGGTAGTAATGACGAAGTAGATTTTACTACTACTGGTTTTCAAGAAAAATTATCTGCCAGTGAAGGTAACTTCAAAGTCTCTGGTTCTGTTTCGATATGGGCGAGATTAAATACAACAGGTTCTAATGGACAGCTTTGGGATTTTTTCATAGATAGCGATAACAGAATAAATATTCAATACAAACACAACGTTACTCACAAGTACGTATTAACGTGGAGAGGAGATGGCGCTCAAAAGACGGCTGAAAGTGCCTCGGGTTTAACTCACGAAGGTGATGGTAATTTTCACCATATAGTTTGTACTTGGGACAAAGGTCCCGCTAATGAAATGAAAGTTTATATAGACGGTAGTTTAGCAGATACACAAAGTTTAGGAACAGTAGAAATATCAGGGGACTTTGATGCTACTGCTGACGGTACACTTGGTCAAAGTGGTGCGGAGGGAGTAGAGTTTTTGTCTGGTACTTCGTTTAATGGTAATGCTGATTTTAACGGTTTTTTAGACGACTTTGCTGTTTATAGTGACGTTTTAACTTTGTCAGAAGTGCAGACACTTTACAACAGCGGCACGTCAGATCAAACAAACGTAGACACTGTTGGTACTATTATAGCGCACTGGACATTTAACGAAGGTGGATCTCAGGTTATTGTAACAGATAGAATAAATGGTTTTGTAGGTACATTTGGAGGCGGTAGTAACGCACCTGTATTTAGCACTACAAACGCTGGGGCATAAAATAAATAATTAAATTAAATAAAATAAAATGGCAAAAAGAAAAACACCAAAGGCTGCTAAGCCTAAAAAAATTAGTAACGAGCATTTAAATAAAATGCAAAATATTATTAACAACTTAAACAGAGGTCAACTACAAATAGGTGATCTTGAGACTAAAAAGTATATGTTATTAGAGCACGTAACGCACTTTCAAAACGAGTTAATGAAGATACAAAAAGAAATGAAAGAAGAGTACGGTACTGATAATATTAATATACAAACAGGAGAACTTAGCTATGAGTAAGCTAATTAGAAAAATTACCGTAGGTAAAGATTATAAAGAAAACGCTATGCACTATGCTGTAGGCCAAGATGTTTATGGCGGCCATACTATATGTGATATAGTAGAAGAAAAAGATAAATACTCTATTTATATTAGAAAAAACAAAGACGTATTGCCTTGGAAGGATTTTAACAAAAACATGGCGGTGTCTGTAGAGTATAACTTAGAGTACTAATGAAAGCGCCTTTTGACTTTGTTATAGAGCCAAAAGGTAATAGATATAACAACACTAAAAAAGTTGGTGATAAAGATTTAATACTTAACACTGAAAATTTTAATCACGAGTTTGTAAATAGAGAAGCTATTGTTAAATCTGTACCTACAGCTTATAAAACTAAAATAAAACCTGGCGATACTATTATAACACATCACAATGTATTTAGGAGATGGTTAAATGCTAAAGGAGTAGAAAAGAATAGCAGAAGCTATTTTAATGAAAATACTTACCTTATAAAGCCGGATCAAATATTTTTATACAAAAGAAATAATAAATGGCTTGCTACAGACGGTTATTGCTTTATACAACCAATTAAGCAAAGAGATCAACTGAAACAAGGAGAAGAAGAAAAATGTATAGGTATAGTTAAACATACCGACGGTATCAATAAAGTTGGTGAGCTAGTAGGATTTACACCTTTTTCAGAGTACGAGTTTATTATAGACGGAAAACGTTTGTATAGAGTTATGAATAAATTTATTACAATTAAATATGAATATCAAGGAAACGAAGAAGCTTATAATCCAAGCTGGGCAAAGAGCAGTTGAAGAGTTAATAAACGTTGCTAAAGAAAAAATTATAACTAACACAGAAGATGACGTTAGCGCTGATAGATTAAAAAATGCCGCGGCCACTAAAAAACTAGCTATATTTGACGCATTTGAAATACTTAACAGAATACAAGAAGAAAAAAACCTGCTTGAGGGCAAGACACCTGAAAAGACAGAGAAAAAAGCTTTTAAAGGATTCGCAGAAGGCAGATCTAAGTAATGTACAGTCAAAGTTTAGTTAAGGTTGTAGAACCTATAAAGAAAACAACAATCACACGGATGAACCGTGGTAAAAAATGGAAATATGGATACAATAAAGAACATGATATTATCGTTATATCAAAAACTGGTAAAATTGGTAAAATACTTGAAATACAAAATTTGCACGTGGCTTTGCCGTTGCTGCCAGTGCAACTGTGTGGAAAAGTAAACAAATGGCAAAAAATAAACTATCCAAAAGAGCTTGGTAAACTTAAAAATATATTTGATTGGAGGTCGTACCCTGAAGATCAAAAAGAGAAATGGTTTGATTATATAGACGAGGAATTTAAACGTAGAGACGAGGGTTTTTGGTTTATGAATAATAATGAACCTACGTACATAACAGGTAGTCACTATATGTATTTACAATGGAGCAAAATAGACGTAGGTGCTCCAGACTTTAGAGAAGCAAATAGACTGTTCTTTATATTCTGGGAAGCTTGTAAAGCTGATAATAGATGTTATGGCATGTGTTATCTTAAAAACAGGCGTAGTGGATTCTCTTTTATGTCGAGTGCAGAAACAGTTAATTTAGCTACAATATCAAGTGATAGTAGATATGGTATATTATCTAAAAGTGGTGCTGATGCTAAAAAAATGTTTACAGACAAAGT